TTGGCCAGAGCCTTTGATGTTCTGTGCGCATGTGTCGCAACGGCTAGCTTGGGGTGCGGTAGCACCAGCATCGGGGGAAATACCGTCGTTAGAGAAGCAGTCAGGTGCGCTTGGGTCGGCATCAGGTGTCCATGCCTTCGCGTAGAAGATACGGCCAACTTTGGGCGATGCGTTCACAATCACCACGTCGAGGTTGCCCTTGACTTTACCCATCTCTTCACCGCCGACCATCTTGCGGAAGATGCCGTTTTTAGGCACGATGCGCTTGGCACCAGTCTTGCCAGCGAGGGCTTTGGTTAATTCACTGACGCCAGCAGTTTGCAGGAAGTCGGGCAGGTCTTGGTTCAAAAGTGCAATGTTACTCATTTAGTTTCTCCGGTTTATTTAGCACGTCTAACGACGATGGTGTACTCGTTTTCAACATTCAAGCCCATGGGCATGACGTCGGGGTTCTCGTGAAGGAAGTCCTTCATGTTGGTCTGGTGCAAACGCTTCTCAAGTAAGCCGAACGCGTCGTGCTCTTTGATGAAGGTGTACATAGAATCCCAGTCGCCAGTCCAGTACTTTGACTTGACCGAACGAATGATCGTCCCATGTGGGGTTTTGATGCTGTCGGCGCCGAGCTCTTTGCATGATTCCAGCATTTGCTCTGCAAGCATCTTCTGTTGCTCTTCGAGGTCTTTGTCTTCGTTCTCAAACTCGCGCTTGAGTTCCGAGCGTTTGTCTCGAATCTTCAGATAAATCGACGTCAGCCGATCTAGGTCTGGCCGTTCGGCCAATTCACTTTCTTCACTCATCTAACTCTCCGTTGGTTAAAGGGAAACCGACTATATCACAACTTTAGACATTGTCAACATCTACAGAAGAAATTTCTTGTCGGTACAAATCAATGATTTGTTGGTGGTTGGATACGTTCCCCCGGAGCATCGCGTAGGCGCGGCGCTCGGTTTGGCTCCCACAGATGTGCACGATGGTCATGGGGTTGACCTGACCGGGACGGTCAATGCGTGCGTTAGCCTGAAGATAAGTCTCCACGCTGGTACAGGGAGCGTACCAAATGATTGTGTCGGCGGCAGTAAGGGTAAGCCCATGTGATGCCGCTTGTGGTTGAATGATGAGAACCTTTGTTGTCGGTTGCGTCTGAAAGTTGGTAACAATGTCGGTCCTGCGGTTGACTGGTACTTCACCGTTAATAACGTCACACGATATGCCGCTCTTAAGCAGGTGGTTCTTCAACATCTGGATTGTGTGCGTGAACGGCACGAACACCAGCACCTTGTTACTGCACTCGTCGATAACTTCCTGCACCACGTTCATGCGGTTGGACACATCAAACTCCAGCACCTCACCGCTGTCGGTGTAGACCGAGCCGCAAGAAATCTGTAAGAGTTTGTTAATCTTCACCGCCGCGTTGACTGCCGATATTTCTTCACCGGCTGCCTCGATCAGCATCTCCTTCTTGAGAATGGCGTAGTACTTAGACTGCTGCGGGGTCAACGGCGCGTCACGATCAACGAACGTCAACGGAGGTAAGTCAAGACACTGCTTCTTCTCAAAGCGAATGGCTGGTTGCAAGATGGTGTGCACAGTGGCTTTGGCGGTCGGCTTCGGAATCCATTTGAACTTGGTGATCTGCGCCATAACCTGATCGCGGAACTGCCCGTAGAACATCGGCACCCCCTTGGGGTTGATGAGCTTGGCCAAGCCGTAGGCGTCCAGTGGTGATTGAGCTGCTGGCGTACCAGTAAGCATCCACAGTCCCTTGACCGTCTTGAGAATGTCGCGCATGGTCTTCCACCGCACAGTCTGCGCGTTCTTGTATGCCGAGGCTTCGTCCACCACGATGAGGTCGAACCCACCGTTGATTATCTCGTCCTTGACGATCTGCACGCCGTCAAAGTTGATGATGACGAACTCGGCCCCAGCCCTGATGATCTCTTTGCGCTTTGCGGCGCTACCATGGGCTACGGATACCGTGCGATGCAGAGAAAACTTAAACAAGTCCTGTTGCCATGCCGAGCGCATGATCGACAACGGGCACACCACTAACACTCTCTTCACTACACCTAACTTCATCAAATAATCGACTGCCCAGATAACCGATGCAGTCTTGCCTGTCCCCTGCTCGTTGAAACAAAACGCTTTCCTGTTGGTTGTTAAGAACTGCGCTGTTTGTTTCTGGTGAGCGAATGGCTCGAAGCCGTGGGGACGAGGCCAGTCGTATTCCGCTAATGTCATTTTTTCTTTGGTTTATTCACCTTCACCGTGTGGTCAGAGTTGCGGCTGAACGAACGGTTGGCGCTTGGGGTTTTCAGTTTCAGGTTGCTCGGCGCGTTGGTGCCGCCTTTGCTCAGGGGAATGGTGTGGTCAATGTCCTTGCCCTTGCGGTCAATTCCTTTTTTGTCCATCTCATTCCGAGCACGCTGGCGGTCCATGCGGGTCTCGTGTTCACCACGAGCTTTCTGTTGTTGGTATTCTTTTCGATAAGGCCTAGGCTTGTTCACGTAAGGCATGGTCACTCACTTTCTTACACCAGTTAATAAAATCATCTACGGACATGTCCACCCGTAGCTTGTTGATCGCCGCGCATACAAGTTGAACGTTGTCTTTCGTATACGGGCCTTTTGGGTCGATTCGGTCAATGCTTGCGTTCGTCTTGCAGACCGTACCCTTTTCTAGGATACACGTAAGCTCTACCCCAGTCAAAGCGCATTTGTAACCCTGCTTTTCCAGCAACGCAATGCAATCCTGCTTGCTCAAAAGGTCTCGGCGAAACGCTCTAGTGCATAGCCTTCCAAAATATTTCTCCCAGTTTCCGCTGATTAGGGCGTACTGCCTCTCGGTTGTTTCGGCCCCACCAGTGTTGCGCGCAGCGGCGCGCTTACATGCTTTACAGCAGTACACATGGTTGTTGCTTTTACGTTCAAACCCAGTACCGCACACTAAACATGAAACGGTATCACGGGGTTTGTTCACGTAAGGCATTTAGCTTGCTTCCTGTAATGTGGTGGCTGTCCAAGGACTCTCGCGTCAAGCCAAACTCCTCGGGGGTCGCCTCCCAAAGCGGCTTGCGCCCCTCATTTTCGATCAAACGCAGGTGTTTGCCAACTGTGATGCTGACCTCCATCAGCATGGCTTCTTTCTGCTTTGTGAACTCTTCGCGCATCTCTTTGCGCACAATGTCGGCGGCGATGCCGCGCACTACTTCGCTGACCCTACGCTTGAGCTCGTTCTCCAGAATCAGGGCTGTGTCGGTTTCTTGGTTGCTCATTGTCATGGTTTTCTCCTCAATATTTGTTCATTTGGTCTTTGATGACGTTCTTCACTTGGTCTTTGAAGTTTTGGCTGTGCAATATGCTTGCCGATATATGGCTGTGCAGGGGGCTCCCGTAGTTCATCAGCTCTTTGTAAATCGTGTCCACGATCAACTGCTTTATATCGTCATGTAACTTCAAATACGCTTCAGCCGCTTGTCTTTCTTCTTCTGTCATTGGGTTCATCTTTAACTCCTGTTGTACTCACACTGCTTCACTGCACAGAACCTACACAGCGGTCCGCTGACTGGGTTCCACACTCCGTTCTCTAACGCTGCTTCAATACGGGCAACATCCCGCATCGGCTGCTCCATGTATTTGGGCACCATCTCTGCGTGGTGCGTAGCCTTCACGAACTCTTTGCTCACCACAAACAGCAGGGCTGACTTGATCTTCTTGATCTGGGGGTACTTCTTGAAGATAGCCGTGGCTACCAAGTCCAACTGCTTCACGTCGGCGTAGCGCGCAGACTTGCTGGTTTTGTAGTCCACCGACCACGCCAACTCGTTGGGCTCGTCCAAGATGACCAAGTCGGCGATACCCCGCCACCATGCCTCGGGTGCGTCAAACGCGCATGGCTCAAGGTCTTTGGTCAGGCCAAGTTCTTCTTCACACAGTTTGGTCCCGGGGATAGCGGCTAGAGCATCCAGCGTATCCTTAATGTAGGCGTAGGGCGGAGGAAGCTCAATCCCATCACGGATGTACTCTTCAGCCGCAGTGTGCACTGACTTACCGTACAGCGTTGCCTGTGTGTCTGGCTCCTTCACATCCTTCGCTACCTTGGTGTGGTAGTACTTCTTCGGGCATTGTTGGAACGTCTTCAGGCTACTGAAAGACCATTTAATTGGTTGTGTGCTCATTCTTTTCTTTCAGTGTGGCTCGCTAGTTGTGCTAAAAGCCATTCAATTGCTTGAGCGGCATGTTCGGCAGTGTTAGCTCTGGTTTTGTCTCTGAGTTGCTCGGCGTACGCTCTGCATCTTTCTATATCCCAGTCGTATGCTTCAATGGTCATGTGTTTTTCTTTTTTAACAGTCACCGTATGATTCTCCATGTCCGGCTTCACAGTTCAGGGGGAGTTCAAGCCCCCACTTGGGTCGGATGCGCATGCACATCTCAACGTATTCTTGCGCACGGTCAACTTCTTCAGTCGGCACGATACACGCCACAGCATCATGCACCGTCATCACCACGCGGTACTTCTTGGCAATCAGCAACATCTGGTCACCGATGATGATTCGGGCTAGGGCTTGGCACACGTTCTCAATCACCTTGCCGCCGTAGATGCGGTTGGGGATAACGGCTCGGCCCTTCTTGGTGTCATACACAGTCTCGACCTTGCCTGTTTCCTCGTCGGCTTTCTGGCGCAGGTTGGGGTAGCGGATATACAAACCGTTGGGTAGCTTGATGCCGTCTTTGCCTTCGATCTTCAGAATACCGTCGCGTCCTAACTCTGTTGTTTGGCCTCTAAGAATTGCTTCAAGTGCCACACCAGCGGCTTTCCACAGTGCAGTGATTCGGGGGTAGGTATTTCTATAAGTGTCAATGATTCGTTTCGCTTCATCGAGCTCGACGACGACCCCGAAGTTTTTAAGCTGAGCTTGAAATTTCGCCGCGCCCATGCCGTACCCCGCCCCAAGGATTGTTGTCTTTCCAACAAAGCGTTCATCTTTAGATATAGCTTCAACGTCCTTGCCATAGATAGCCGACGCCATGATTTTGTAAACGTCCTCGCCACGATCAAATGCCTCCACTAAGTCGTTTTGCCCAGCTAGCCATGCCAGCGTACGGGCTTCAATTTGCGATGAGTCTGAGTCGATCATCATGTACCCCGCAGGTGCGAGGATACATTTCTTCAGCGCCGACCCCCTCGGTAAGTTCTGAAGATTAAGTTTGTCGTCACCACCCCACCGTCCGGTGTGCGCGGCGTAGTAGCGGAGGGGAACTGGCATCGGGCCCCTTCGAGCAATCCCAATAAAACGCTCTGTTCTTGTTTCCTCAATCGTAGACTTCGTACCCAAGCGTGCGGCGACCAATGCCTGAACTTGCGTATCTGGGTGTCCAAGAAGTTCTTTGAACGCCTCATCTGTCTTAGCGAAGGCATAAGTTTCCTTTCCTGTGGCGGGGCTCTTCTTCATCGGCGGCTCGACACCCCATGTGCGGAGTAGCTCGGCGAACCGTGGGTTGCTCATAAGCTCGTCTTTGTCGAAGTTCTCCAACAACTCGGCCTTGCGCTGGCGCTCTCTGTGCAGGTGCACGTTCAACGCACCC